AACACGACAAATTTCTTGCTCTGCTCGCATTGCCCAACGTTCAATCTGCGCTGACGACCATAACTTGCCGTTGTCATTAAGGTACCGCCGAAGATAAGTTTCGTAGACGCTTGACATGGCCTATTTCCTTAATACCAAACGGTACCATCATAATCCAGCGTTATCTTTTGATTGGCTACGGCAGGTTGAACCCGCGCCATATTTCCACCACTTCCTAAACCACCTGGAGCTGGATCAGCAAAAAGCAATGTTATTCGCTGTCCGATGCTTCCACCTAAAATGTTTGCTATAGGCGTCGAACCAATTATTTTCATCGTCGTTGCGCCTGACGGGGAAAGTGTTAATGATGCGGCTGCAGTTCGTACTGGCGGAGGCATATTGTCAATTCCTGAATTGCGTCCAACGATGTTATGAGTACCGGTGGATGCATTATTGAGCGGCGAATTGACGAATGTACCTGCGAATCTATTATCGGTAATTGTGATGTAATCCGTTCCGGCAGCGGCGATGGCTACGCCGAATACTGTTTGTAAAGCTAATAAGTTAGCCGAATCACCTTCACCAATAATACAATCATGAACACTTAACTTTGTTACATTAGCAAGAATGTTTATATCATCACCAGCTCCAACACTAGAGCGACTGTTATAAGTAATTGACGATGTTGAAATTTGGGTATCCTGTACATTACCTTCAACTCTTATTCCGTCAATTCCGTTATTGACAATTCGGCCACCGATCCATTTAATGCCTTTTATTGGATTAACGTTACCGCTGATATAAACGCCGTGAGAAGATGCAGTCGATGCCCAGCAGTTAATACAAATTATGCTTGAAATTGTATTGTTGCTTGCACGAATTTCCCAAGCATTAACACTCGGCGTGTCCATTACTACTGTATCGAACCAAAGATAAAACGAAGGTTGAAAATCGGAAACAATTACAACACCGCGCGCGAATTGAATGGCATCGATAGTTCTAAAGAATAGTGCGTTTCCGCCATCGATAACTATTGCAGCAGCACCAGGAGCACCAATATTTGATGCCATGAAAATCTTATCGAACGTTATATCAAGACCACCAATGACATAAATGCCGAATTGACCAGCCGCTATGTTGATCATCGCGCATTTATCAATATGAGAATATGAAACATTAGTCAGTTTCATTCCGTTAGCAGATCGGATGTTTAAATCATTGAATAGCAAATGTGATTGATTCAGACATATAACACCGTAACCAGATGTACCATCAGGAGTAGACATAATCGTCATTCCTGATAATTCATTCGTAGTGCCATTTGCAAATTTAAATGAGTCAAAATTTGGAAGTGCTCCATCATTAACAATGAAAGTAGAATGTCTGCCAGTTCCACGAATCTTTATTCCTGAACCAGTATTAATAATTGTAGCACTAATATTTTGATTCCCTGCTGGAACTTCAACAGAACCGAATCCTTGTGGCTGCACGAAATAAATTGCTTCTTGAATGCCTGCTGTTGCACTTGTTACGGTGTAATTACCGGAGGCATGATTCTTTGTAGGCGTAACAGTAATGCGATGATTAACAGAGTCAACTGAAGTGATTAAGCAAATTTCATTACCTGCACTACCATCAATGATTTTAATTGAATGGCCAGAAGTAACAGAAAGCGTCGATACAACACCTTTTGGTGTTATTGGAAGTTGAATGATTGATGGAGCGGCCGCAGTTAGTGTACCTGTGGCTGTTAAATTAAAATTGAAGTCTGCTGAATTGACACTGATAAATGTCGCGAACTCATAAATCGGCGCGGGGGCATTATATTTGCGCCGAAGAAATTGTCCTTCAAATAATGCATTAGCACTGGCGAAATTACCGTCACCAAGTGGATCATAAATAATGCCAGGTGATGCTGGATCGAAAATATGTACTGCATTCCAGTCGCTTGGTTGAATTAAGGCAGGGTTACCGCCGTTTGGAATAGTAGAAACTTTTTGGTGTTTAATTAAACTCACAGTGTAACTCCTGCCATTGCATTAATCAAAGCGGGCATTGGTCTATCTCGAATTGCTATTTTCTCGAGAACCAATTGTTTATAAAACTTATCCCAATACATTTGCGCTTTTGACCATTCTTGCGCTTGTTCAAGAAGATCAGCAGTTGCATAAAATTCCAAGCAATCTTCACCCTGAATTGGTATTCGATAGGAATGGTGAAAATCGTCAATAACGTTGTCGTCGAATGCTCTATAGAAAATCTTTATATCAGCTTCGCCAGATTGAATGACAGAATTGACATTCAGCGGCTGAGGTCCAATAAAAAGGTAATTCTGCGAATGAACGAAGAAATACTCAGGTGGCCCGTGCCATATTTCGTAATGATTGTTAAGTTGGGTGAGTTCTTGACGCGATTTGTACTGGAGAAATCTGCTTCTTGCTATATCAAAAACGCCAGTTACTGCAAAATGGTCGGGGATGATTCGGGCGAGGTTGTAATACGGGCAGTTAGTTTGGAAGGAAATGTTTTGAGTTTTTTCAATCGTGTTAGCAAATGCGGCAACCCAATAATACGCATCAGCTAGTGAATCTTCGATATCTATTGCAGTGAAGAAGGTAACTGCATTATCGTCGAGATTTGCTCTAACGCGAGCTTTTACTTCTCCACGCGTCATTTAACGCCCCTTTCAATTAAGTTTGACTAAAATTGAAAGACTGCGCTAAGGATTATAACGATAAAACGGTAAATCAAAAACGCAAGTAGCTAACTACCTTTCACAATAGCTAGCTACCTGCCGTTTTTATTAAATCAGCGGTTCTGACTTAAAGTCCTTTGACGATTGCGCGAGTGCAAATATTAGCAACTCCGCCAACTGTTGACGAAGCGACCGCAGCAGTAACTTGAGGCATTACAGCAGGACCAACTGTTGTAACAGCGGTAATTGCTGAAATCAAAGCGCCAGGAGCAAAATTGGCAGCTGCTACATTAACGGCCAATCCTTGTTCTGGTGCTACTGCTGCACTACAACGAACGTAGTCAGTAACTCCGCTGATTAATGCCATTCCTACTTCACCAACAGGAATGTCTTTTGCAGCGACACCAGCGAAGTAAGCCTGAGACTTATTTGCACCCGCAGTTACTGAGTTAATAACTCCGTGGCCATCAGCGTTGCCGTTCATTGCATAAATGCAAGGCGCACCACGAAGAATTGGAATTGTATCAATGTTCTTGACATGAACGTGAACGTTCTGTCTATTATTTCCTGGCTCTCCAAACAAAGAAGGTATTTGCATGATAGTTTCTCCTTAATGATTCTTTATGGTTATACGAACGTACGAGGAATATTCGCCAAAACGCCATGAGTACGGCGATTCGTTAATGTGACCGCGCCACGCCAAACAATGTACGATACATCAGCAAGTTGGTCAACAGGACGCATGAATGGCGTATTAACAAAATCGCTATCTTTCTCATAACGAATTTTAACGAAATCCGTGTTGATAAAGTAAGCGGTTCCTTTACCAGTCGCGACTGATGTATCAAGATTGTTTGCAAATGCATTCGGAACTCGATCATCCCAAGTGACCATTGCATTCTTGAAACGGAAGTTATCAAAATCGGGATACTTATCATACGATCCCGTATTCATGTTCGTAGCACGCATTGCGTATTCAAGCATTGCGTATGTTTGATCATCCGTGATGATTAAATCAGGACTGCCTTCTGAGTTATTTCCAGTGCTCATGTACAGCGACACGAACAGCTGAATAAAGTTCGCCGGCGTCATTGCAACACCGCCAGCATTAATGGATTTATTTCTCCACCAAAACTGGCCTTTATTATTTTGCGCCGTTGCTTGATTAATACCGCCAACAACAAGAGACGCCGTTGGATCATAAGCGATTAGTTTAGCAATCGGATCCAATCCTTGAGAACCTGAAATTACATCAACGGCATTGTTCATAATACCGCCGCCTACTACAGTACGTTCTTGTCCTTGCAGAAAATCGCCAAGCCAATCTTCTTTAAGTCCCATTTCGGCTTGCTTGATTTTAGTCGAAAGCAAGTCTAAAACTTTGGCCCGTCCTTTATTCTTGAATTTCTCATCATCAGAAATCTGAATATTCGCGGCGGCCTGCGTCCAATCAAAAACGGCCTTTGTAACGCCGTCAATTTGTTCACGACGCAAAATGTCATAACCCTGGAAATATTGTATACTTCCAAGGGCATACATCAAATTTTCTTCAATTGCAATTCCGCCTTCGACTGATGTATAAGCGCCTTTATTCTTAAGCATCTTCATTAAGACATTGCGCTTAGATATTGCATCGTGAAGTTTCTTGTTGTAATTGAAAAGCGTGCTAGTAAGCAACTGATTCCAATTAACAACGTATTGCGTTCTATTGGGACTTGGTGATCCGAAAGTTGGCATTTGTTATCCTTTTAATCTGTTAAGTCTAATCTGGAAATTGTTCTTCATATGCTAATGCAGCGGCCTCAGCTAATGAAGAAGCGACTTTGGTTGAACGTTCTTTTCGAACGCCATCTGAAGGCATGACACCTTCTTTGTTATTTTGTGCGCGATTAGAACGAGAATTATCAACAGATTGTTTTGGTGCAATGTCAGCCAATTTACAAATTTTCTTTATATATTCACGAGCATTCATATTAGGAGTTGGGGGAAACGCTTTCATCTCCTTCAGAATCTTTTTGTTTTTTGATTCAAATTCGGGATATTCTTGAGAAGCCCAGTTTAATGCTTCGTCAACGGCTGCTTTTCGAAGTCCTTCTTCTGAAGCGTGAATTTTTGATTTAAGCTGGTTCAATTCTTCATTTGTACCACGTACCTTATGATCGATGATTTTACCTAGGGCTTTACTTAATCCATTCGGAAGTAATGCAAATTCGTCACCTAATTCATTTCTTAAAACGCTCTCAATCTCGTCAACCATTGCATCACGTTGATCTTTATTAAGCGCTTCTAACTTATAACCGGCGCGTTGTGCAATAGAATTGAGAACACGTTCAGCGGTGTCAGGATTAGTGATGGAGCGATAAAACTTAACTGCACGTTCACGTTCTTCGTTGGCGGCTAAAGTTTCTTCATTATCATCTTCATCGTCGTCATCTGTTGAATCAGATTTTGTATCGTCAACGGTGTCGTCCTCTTTTGACACTTGCGTTTTTGATTTATCTTCTTCGCCATCATTATCCTCGACTTCTGTTTCATCAGCGGCTTTGTTTAATGCGTCGCGGAGATCATCACCTGAATCTTCTTCATTACCTGTCTTCGGATCGCCTGAAATTTTCTCAATTACTTGTGCCATTTTGATTAAGTATTCCTTGTGATTTATTTGGACTTGATGCTAAATTTTTCGTGAAGCAGATTGCGAATGTCTTTGCGAATCTCTTTGGGAGACTTATCAGTGCCTTTTGGTTTAATCGGCGCGGCAGTAGCTTTTTTGGCAGGTTTAATAGGTGTTTTCATGTGATTTATTGCTGCGGCAATCCTACTTGATTATTCAGTTGATTATTAATCTGTTCTGCTTGTGGAGGTTGCATCTGCGCAACAGTTCTCTGTGACATGGCATTACCTTGTTGTCCCTCACCAGACTCAGGAGCACCAGCATTACCAATCATAGAAAGCTGTTCTTTTGCTTTAGCTTGTACGCCTAGTTGAGCAACTAGTGCTAACTGCTGCATTTCTTGAATAACTACTTCCATTCGTAAATCAAGCATCGCTGATAAGTATCGCAACATCTTAGGCGAAAACGCAAATTGAGGATACTGATTGATTACAGCGAGAAACTCAAGTAAATTATTTTTGTTCTGTTCACGAGCAACTGGAGATAATGACGAAACGTCAATGTCTGCATCAAAGTCAAAGTTTGCTTTAAGCGATGCGACTGGATCAATTCTCTGCCATGCTTGTTCAAAAGTCTTTGCTTCACCCATCGTGGGTTCTAAATCAGTCGTCTTCTTAAACCAAGTTGGCTTAGTTAATCGCTCTTGTTGAAGTAACGAAATCTCCCGAACTATTTCGCCCATCCATTTACCAACTTGACCGAGGACTCGCGATTCTCTAATTCCTGCACGTGTTGCAACAATTTTTGATTTAGTCGCTGTCTCTCTGTCAGAAGCTGGAGATACGTCAAGAGATGTTCCTGCTGCTGCGTTAAATTCATCACGAGATGTTATTAACGAACGGCCAAATTCACTATTGAGCGCCGGATAAGGAACAGGAATGATTGCAGCACCAGGATCTGTTGATTGCATTTTGGAAATGGTAAACGGCTCTGATGATGACAACTTATCCATTTCTGCTTCATCGGTAAATGCTTGATCATTAACTAACCATTTAGGCAAAGCGCGTTGTCTATACGCGGCCTGGGCACGATGAACTTCATTGTATTCATCTTGCGGCGATTTCCAACTACGCGCAGGTGGTATAGGAAACCAACCGTGATTAACAGCTGGCTTGCTAAATCTCAAAGGGAAAAGTGGTAGGCGGTCAAATGATTGCTCACTTAAAAGTATACCATTTGTCCTTGAAATAAAATATCTGACTTTGCGTCTCAAATCGAAAATAATGAGACATTCATTTAAATCACTGCCCGTCTCACTATTCATCGTCGCATTATCTTCAGGGACGTAATCATCACTTCTGACAGATGATGCTTCATCAGACATTTCAAGAATCTTAGCGAAATCTTTAATTGACTCGAGATCTTCATTACGAAAGTATTCGCGATAACCTACCCATGAACATTGCTCAGTTATCCATTTATCATTGCCACCGACTCTAAATTCTTTGGGTGGTATATGCTTAATGAATACGCGTTCTTCCTCAGGTAGTTCATCAGGTTGCTCATCCTTAATAATATTCGCTGAAGGCGAGTCTGGATCAGCGTCAGCAGATTCATCTGTTTTAAGCACTGGCTTTCTTGCATTAGGATTGATTGTCCAATCAGCAGAATAGCCTACTTCAACTAGACCGAAATAAAATTGCGAATCGATGATTGCGGATTCGAGAGTATCACTAAAATGCGCCCGTGGATCAGTTACGAACGTGTTAACCATATCAGTTCGTAAATTAGCTTCTTGTATTGCTGCATCCGGCTCCCAATCCATGCGGCCAGGTTTTGGTTTAATTTGCGCGATTGGATTTTGGAAACTCATTAACGGCAGCCGTGACTCAACCGTGGAATAAAATAAATTAAAAACCAACGGATCCATTCCATCAGGATAATCAGCGCCGTCATATTGTTGACCTTCGTAATACTCAGCGAGTTGGCGACATTTATGCTTTGATTCCCAATCATCAAAATACTTTGTTGCACGCGCCCATCGCTCTGTCCATAGTTGTGCTACTGATGTTCGCAGTTCCTGCGTCTTACCTTTAACGGAGTTAACGGATGCCATAAGTTTTAAAGTATCCAGTTTTCTTTAATGCTTTCATCGTACTTAACATGTGGCCGTAAGTACCAGGTTGCGGTTTTAATTGCTGCGGCGCAAGACTTTTCGCGTGGTGTGCAATGTAGTATCGCAAAGTATCGTAAGCGTGATCTTCAATCGATTTGTCTCTGTCATCAGAGTAGATTGCTTTACCATTAATGGTGTCTAATATTTCGCGTTTTTGTTGCTTGGTCTGTTGAAGGACATGCCGTACACCGTAATTAGTACCGGGAATAGGATTAATAAAGTAAAGACGTCTACCACCTGGCTCATTATTGAGCGGATTGGTGAGGGTAACAGACGATTGAAGATATTCATTGATTCGATTCCTCGTTCCAAGTTCATTATTATCTGCCGGGATGCAACTAAAAGGCGGTTCGTTAATTGCTTTATCGACATATTCTTGAGCGACTGTCCAAAACGATCCATATTTTTGCATCGTCTTCTTGAAGATTTGTGGATCAGCTAGTGTTGCTAGGTAAGATTCTTTTATTGTCCTACTCACCATACCATCATTAATTTGTCGATAACCAAGAGCGTCGATTTCTCTTCGATGATACGATATCACTTGCTTGGGCATGTAATATTCGCGATAGCAATAATGTTGCCCTTTAAAGCACGCCCACCAAGTACAACAAGTTGGCGCCGCTTCACCGTGATCGAAGCTTCTATATAACGCTGATTTGTTAAGTAGATTCTCAAGCCATTCTTTCTTAACCGTTAATATTGAATCGGAGTGAACATTATGAATCGCACCACTTGAAATTCCCCATTTACCTTTAAAAAAGCGATTTTGCCATTCCTCGTCATGCGACTCAAGCTCTTTAAGCGTTTCTGCATCGTAAGCGTTGCGATCAGTTCCGCACTCTATATAATCGTGAGTGTCTTTATACTTCTGCTGCCATTCAACACTGTCGTAATGATAACGTCTCCACACCCAATGATATTCGTAATCTGGATTAACCAAAATCATCATATAACTGGGCGGCCTTGGCTTACCATATGAATCCTTAGGAAATGTTTCAGGATTCATATACTCTGGAACTTTTGCATGTGCCCATCTACCTACTCTGGAATTTAAAGTAAGATAGATATTTTCATCAATTTCTTCGGCCTGATCAATTATTGCACTGTTTGCTTCTTTGCCGCGAAGATTCTTTTCGTTCGCTGTATCAAGATGAATCCAAAATACTACAGAACCGTTCTTAAAGTACGTAATTGCATCAGATTCATTGTGAGACTCAATGTAGGCAGATTCTTTACCACCGTCGAGCTGTGCAAAAAATGTCGTCATTGTTGACGATTTGAGCGATGAAAGAACGCGCCGTGCTATTATAAAACGGTAACCAGGAAAAGCGAGAAGTAGAAAAAGTGCCTTCTGACATGCAACTGTAGTTTTGCCATTACCAATTCCTCCGCTAAAACATTGATTACGTTTAGTGAATCCAAAAAATGATTCGCAGGATTCATTGAGAAAATTGATGGTTATCATGCTTCGCTAAAATTTTATACCAAGTTTATTTTCAACCTTTAAAGCAATTCGCGATGCTCCACCAGGTTTAAGTACGCCACGTGTATATACCAACTCATTCAACTTAATCAAAATGGCAGGTAGATACGTAATCGAACATGTCTCGAGTTCTTTTATTATTTCTTCGTAACCAAGTTGTTCCATTTTTATCACGCATTGCAATAACAAAATGAATCAGATTCCGTGGCTCCACAACGCTTACAAATTATTGGAGAATTTGGTCCTTCAACAAGTGACAATCGTAAAAATGCATTTGGAGTTACTTCGAATGGTCCAAATTGCGCTTGAGCATCCCAATATTGTTGAAGTAGTTTTTGTTTCTGTTGATTAATCATTCCATGTTTCCAAAGCTAGCTAAAAATAAGAATGCAATAATAAATAATACAATTATTCCAGCGGTCATGATAATTAATTGTATTATTTGAATCATTTCACAAATTTAAAAGAGGCTTTACTTTCTGTATTCTATCAATTAAATTCTTATCACCATGCCACTTCCGATTTTGATTTAACGGAATTTCATTATTGTAAATCTTCCAATCATTCTTTACAATATCTTCATTGTACGGAAACCATGGTTTATACTGTCCTTTAGCTGTAAATGTATAGACCACTATATCATTCACTTTTGCTATATCGGGCGGGCAAGTAGTTAAAAACTTGTGCTTTGACCAAGCGTTCCGTCTAATGCTAAAACCGTTGTGCAATTGAATTAGTGCTAAGTTGAATGTCATTGCTATGAATTATAAATATTATCGTGTTGAATTTATTGCTATGCGTAATTTTATTGATCTCGTGGTGCTACCGCGTGTTAATCCTCAAAATCATCATCATCATCATCATTCTCACTTAGAAACATACCAATTAGAAACACTATTACAATCGCAACGAGTATAAAAGCTGAGATCTTAACCAGATCCATTTCACTAAAGTTCTGGAGAAGATAAGTCACAAAGCGAGTTATCTCACTCGAATTGGTTGATTCAAAAACGGAAGACCGCCTACTGCATTCAAAAGAAATAAAATTAAGAGAATTACAATGATGACGTTGATTACATTCTTTATCATTGCATCCATCGGGATGTAATTGTTGATTAAATAAAGAATGAATCCGATAACTACTAGCGTGATGATTAACGAAAGAAGGGTCATTACTTCGTTCCTCTACTTAACGGGCTTGCTGGGTAAATCTCTTACCAAATTTAATCTCGCCGCATCCATTACATGTAATGGATGATTGCAGTTCACGCACCAGATTGATGTCTTCTTTGGAACTGCAATATAACTCGCGTTGCAATGAGGACAAGTTACTTGCATTGAATTGTATTGTTTAGTCATTATCAAGATTAAGTATGGCCGCACCACTTATTCAAAACGGTTGCTAGGAAGGTACGCGAATTGACACAAGCAAAGTTAATTGTTGAATAGAGAATAGGGTAAAACTATTCAGTCATTAACAGTGCGGCCT